TGCCTGCTGCCCCGTTAAGCCAACTTCAGAGAGATCGACGACGCTCATTGATAAGGTCCTACTGTTGGGCCGCCTACATGAGAACTAGTTGTAGTAGCTTGACTTGGTTGGTTCCACCGCTGCCCAATGGTAAGCGCCAGGTTACTTAAGTTATTCACAACGCCACTGGTAGCACTAAGATTCTGCGCCGAACCATTCTGCATGGTTTGTGCAGCATTATTATAACCGCCACCTGGAGTTGTTGTTGCGCCGCTTAACATGGCAAGATTAGTAAACGCCTGCTGATAGACGGCTCCACTAGCCTCTGCTGCTTCAACCAGTGCATTACCACTACCAGTATAACCCTGTGCCGCAAGCTGCCTTTGCACTGACTGAATGCGAGCTTTGTATTCTGGAGTATTTTGAATCTGACTCGGGTCACTCATGAGCTCATTCAGTTTAGTAGCATACTGAGGACGATACTGCCGAAATGGATCAGCAGCTTCAATGCCCTCCCGTGCTACGGCGTTAGCCTCTTTTGCAGCTTTAGAACTTTTGTTCGCTGCATAGACTGTACCGGCAACGCCAATCACAGCGGCAGTAATTGCGGCCATTAGATCACCTTTGTAAATGTACGCTCTGTGAGTTCGTATCCTTCGGATCGGAAGAGTTCTTCAGCCTTGACAGGACTGCACTCAAGATCAACCATCTGGATATACGTAACACCTAATTCCTTACATCTTGGCTCAATGGCACGAAGGAGTTGTCGACCTAGTCCCTCGCTGTTATTCTCAGGCTCAACCCACCAGATGATCTCACCGCCGTGAGTATATGCTGGGTTAAAGATAAACGGTGCAACGATAATACCGATCATGCCTACGACTTTTCCATCTACCTCTGCCACAAAGACCACATGGTTATCTATCATGGTACTAGCAAGCAGCGCGGTAGCTTCTACATCAAGGGGAATCTTGGACTTAATACTGTACGTGGTGTATGGATAGAACCTTTCCGACATCTCAATCAAACGACGAAGATCTTCTTGCTTAGCTAAACGAATCATGACTGGTTCCTTGGTGTGAAGAATGCAACTGCGATTAGCCTGCCACTATCTATATCAGTACCGAAAGCTTCGAACGGATAACGAGAGTGGAAGTAACTACTCTTGTAAATCAACGCTCGATTGAATTTCATAGGAACAAAATGAACCTGCTCCCATTTGCTTGCATCGTTCCACTGTTGATTGACTTGTTCAAACAACCAAGTATCTCCGGGTTCGATCTGACCCATTCCTGTTTCTTTATGCTTCCAGAACGCTGTACCACTATCTCCATCAGAGAGATATAGAACTAACGCATGAGTACCCCAACCAAGGTCACTATGGATTGCCGCGTTGGGAAGTTCCTCGTTGAAGTTAAGTCGGAATCCCTGCCCCAGCATATCAATCGGGCCAAGGAGCTCTTCAAGAATCTGCGTCAACGCAGGAATCTCTCCGATCCAAACTCGCTTATATATCTCTCCATCTGGCCCTAACCAATCTTCAAACTTTTGTTCTTTAGCAAACGTTCTTAACTCATCAGCTAGTGGATAAAAACTATCTAATACAAACAGGTCCTTCATTACTTATGCCATCCATTCGTTGTAAGGATAAAGTATGTCAGCGCACCTAATGCTGCCATAAGTATAAATCGTAGTGACCACTTGCCAACTATAACAGCTTGCCCATCTAGCCACTCTTTAATAGCTTCTTTTACAACTAACTTGATTTCATTCTTACGAAAGTTCTGAAGTGCTAATCTAATTTCATCTGGAGAATTATCACCTCCGAATGACATATTGCGCTCCTTAGTCGTAGTACGCGATTTTCTTGAGGACTCCTCCAATGTTAATCTCCACGTAACCAACAGGTAATGCTGGAAGTGCTGTAGCTGCGCCGCCTACTGCACTGGTTGATGTGACTGTCATCTTTGGAGCTGCATCGAGGTAGGAGTTAGCAATCACTGAACCCTGCCAAACACCAGTAGTAATAGTTCCTAGTGTAGTCAGGGTAGTCTGACCCGTCCATAGTGGATTGATCTTGATCTTAGGATTACCAGTAACTCCGTCCCCATCCTCAACTACAATACTGCTATCACTATTCTCAATTTCTCGCGCTGTCCAGTTACCTGATCCATCGCGGCTGGGAATACCAGTCCCTACAACGTTAGCTAATTGATACAGGTTAGAATCAATAACATCAATCTTGAGCTTAACCAACTGAAACCATTGCATCCACTCATTGCCAAACCTAAAGCTGCCCAGAAATATATCAGGGTTCCGCTTAAGTAAATCAATCAACGGAGGAACTTGTTGCGGCGGAGGTGGGACTTTCTCTTCTGCTACTGCCATTAGAGTGCCCCTAGATCATACTGAACTTCCACGGCTTGCATTCGCATTGCAGTAGCAGAGTTATGCCTGAAGTGATAAGCTGCCTTGCGAAAGCTGCCACAGTTAATCAACAGCGGGCGCTTCATATCCAACCTAACCTGTCGGAAGTTCGACCAAGTCTTATAATCATCCTCACTACGGCGAACCTGAAGGATACTTCCTTCATCCTGATCCCCAATAAACTCCATGATATTTAGTTGCTTAATCCTGCGTGTGTTTGCATCAAACACAGGAGTGTAAATATCACTGATGATCCGACTACCAGCATCCGTATAAACTTCAGGACTCGCAACGTATAAGTCTCCATTACTTTCGTGCTGTAAGATGTGCTGACGTGTTGCACTATAAGTATAAGAGATGAACGGAAAATAGTTACCTGCTGCATCTGTCCACTGATGCCACAAATTCTCTGCCATATCATACGCAAGAGTAAGATTTCTATCCCTCAGCGTGAGGATATAGAAGTTATGTCCGTTGACCTTAAGTTGAAGTGACATAACACTAGTTAAATCTGATCCCTGGAGCAAGCGATCAATAGGTTTCGTGCTGACGACCTGGTGATTGAGCTGGTCAAGCAACGACACCTGGACGGCGCCGGAGCGCGTAGCGCTGATCCAGAGAAGCCGGTCGTCGATCTGCTGGACGCTCTCAGCGGTCGCGCAGCCGTAGCTAATCTTCTGCCCCTGCACCGGCCCGAGCGGGCTTCCGGTGGGATTACCTGCATCAAAGAAGATCTCTGTTGACCAGGAATTAAATGCGACTACATAAACAAGTTGCTTAGCTAATGCAACACCTGGATCAGGTTCAATCTGTGCGTCTATAAAGTTAATAGCACTCCAATCTCCAGGCTGATCCACTGAGTTAATCACACTTCCCCAGATCTTACCATAAGGATCCATGACGTAAGTCGCACCATTGAGGTAAACAATTCCCTTAACTGTAACAGCCGGGAAGTCTACATCAATCGTGTGAAGATCAGCGCTAATAGTCGTACCATTGTAAGCATAAGTCTTAACACCATTGCCAAAGACCATCTTGGGGATTGCTCCCAAGATTGCACTAAACCAATAAGTGCCGCCAGTCTGATCTAAGCCAGCGCCAATAGCTACATTGTTCTTATGCAGAGTCCCATTAGCTATATGGTAAACGTCGCCCTTCCAGTTATAACTTCCTTGTCCAGCCGCTGCAGGATTTCCATAAAGCACAGAAAGCCCTGGGCGCTTATACACCCAGAGCTCACCGGCTTCATCTGTTTCTAGGAAGCAATTAACTAACCTTGCATCCTTGTCAAAGCTGCGATTCCTGTTACCTGTGATGACCACAAGAGGAAGTCGCGGTGGAAGAATCATTGACTCCATCTGTGGTGCAGGCATTAGCGGAAGTTCCCTGTTTGATAGGCTCCTCGGAAGTTCGGAGCGAATGTAGTCTCTGCGTCCTCAACGTCCCAATCTTCTAACATGTCTTTGTATCGTCGAGCGTTATCGGTACAACGAGCCATGATAGCAACTGGCTGCCCTGTGCAAATATCGTCAGCTAAACCCCAACGAAGGGCAATGCGCCACTCTTGTGGAAAACTAACATCTTCCAAGAGATTAAAAGGATTGGGAGCCTGAACTTGAACTAACAAGATCGCAACGTTAGCTGCCTCAATAGCGTTGGGGGTATTCCAGAAGTGAACTGTTAGTGAGGTAGCTTGCTTGTCTACAAAGTAACCAGTAATACAACCTGTGTTAGATTGACTAAGCATGTTCCATTCTTGCCAGCTCAACGCATTAATAACTCGACGTTGATTGCTAGGTCCTTCAATTCTACCCTGAAGCACTCGCATATTCTTTGCTGGTTGAGTGCCTGTATCAAGAGTATAGCTAGCCTGTCCATCTATAAGAGTAACAGTAATCTCTTGATTAAGAAAAAGCTTTAATCCCTGAGTTTGCCAGAGGTTGATGATATCGCACAGCTTCCGCATAAAT